TTATTGTTTTGCTGCCGCGACATCTGCAGCGTATTGAGTTTTTCTGGCAGCGATGCGATCGCGAACCAGCATCTGTTTAGTCACTTCTTGAGGTCCGTCGGCAACAATAGCAGCCAGATACGCCTGATTCAGATCAGCCATATCAGATTTATACGTTGTTGCAAGTACAGATAACGCAGCAGAGACAGCATCAGCATGTTGCGCCGCCGTATTTGTAACCCACTCCGCCCCATCCCACTCATCATATTGAGTTGCGGGGACCAATAGCGTCAGATTTAATGGTAAGTCACCCAGTGCGGTTACAACGTGAGACTGTCGTGTTTGTGTATCATATGCGGTCTGACCGCGATAATCAGTAACGATTAACCATCTCGATCCATTCTCAGCACGAACAATGGCATACCCGGATTGTGATGCCGGTGGCACATCTGTATAACTGTTTGCTGGTATGCCGGTCCCAGCCATTAAAAATTCCTCACCACTACCGACATATTCCCTTGTCATGCTGCTGGCGTGATAAATCACAATCCAACCGTCCCTAACTGCAAATCCATGCTCATCGAGCGTTGTATATTGTTTATTCGTCATTATGCTGCTCTCACTATGTAGTTAAATGCAATGCATCGCGGCGCGGTTTCTCCCGCACCTCCCGCCTGTTGTTTTGTCGATACTTTTGTCGGCGACACGTCGTTCTCAACGACTACCCATGTCGACGCCGTGCTATCTATACCAACAGCCATTCGGCCCGTTGGCATTTCATGCGTATGCACCGCTGTGCGTGCGTCTGCCCACGCGAGCAGCGGTTGGATCGGATTAACCCCGCGCCCATCATCCCAGCCACGAATAAATTCGCCGCGCAGATCCGGTAACACGCCGCTGGGGTACGCGATGGCTAATAGCGGATACGTTGACACGTTAAACGACTGACCATTGCATTTGAGCCAGCCCGCCGGTGGTGTGGATAGCGGCCATGGCAGCGGTATGCCGACCATCGCCCCGTTTATTGCGGTCTGCACAAAAGCCGTTGTCGCTATTTGCGTAGAATTATTACCTGATGCCGCTGTCGGGGCGGTTGGTGTTCCGGTGAACCCTGGGCTGTTTAGCTTTGCGAAATATGATTGCAATGCTGCCCACAGTTGATAGTTATTACTTTTGCTGAGTGTTATCCCTACTCCCTCAATAACACCTGCGATTTCTTCTTGTAATGCGTCAAAAAATGGGCCGCTTAGTGCTGTGGCTAATTCTCCTGTTTGTGGGTTTCCTTCGGTAAAGCCGTTTTTACCCACGCCGAATTTATCAGCCTGGGCTGTATCAGTATCAATACGATGCATAATTTCCCCGGATTTATATTTATTCGGATGGATATTTGAAAATTACATAGGTGTGGCTTGGGGCTAATTTATTCATTACGCATTCAGCGACGGTATCACCCCAGGTTCTGATACTGTCTGTACAATTACCAGCGCATGTCATGTTTTTTATTTTTGTAGGCTGGGCAAAATTAACTTGCCAGTAAAATTTCCACGCGTCGCTAAATGCACCGCCAAGGCACGTCGATGTACAGCGGAAAACGCTTTTGTTGTAACGCGATATCGTTGCGTCTTCGTAACCCAACGCCCGTAGCTGAGCTAAATAAAATGCCTCATTGATGCCGCCAGCCAGATTTATTTTTGCATCAAGACGTTGTCGACGTTGCGCTAACGTCTGGACGCCAGGCGGGGCGCATGAATCTGGCAAGCCAGTAATCGTTTCGTACCTGTTGATTAGCTCCGTGACTGTTCGAGGGTCTATCTCTCGCATCAAATCATCAGCGCGCTGATGAGCTGACGCGAGAGACTGTGCCAGCCCCAGCAACAAAGGGTTGTCATCATCCCACGCCGGTCCGCGTGGAAGTAGCGTTGCCAGTAAGTGTTCGTAATGATCAGTTAATCCCATGTGATTGTCCCCAGCACTCCGATTGCTCCAACTGCAATGCTGACGTCAGCTGATGGGCTGATCAGCCTGTGGCTGTATTCGCCAGTTGCTGCACTGATAGCTTCGCTAATACGTGAGGGTTTTATTACGCCACCGGGTACGCCGTCTCGCAGCATCATTGACCTCAGCTCAGCTTCTACCGCCGCGCGGACTGCCGCGTTATCAGGGTTCAGATCAATTTCAAAATTCACAACATGGGGAGTTGGCGCGAAAACATATAGATCAGCACCGGCAACAGGGGTGAGCGGTTCAATATAATTTTGCGCGGCAGAAACCACAGCCGTGTCTGGAATTGGGTTTACCAGATCGCTATTTGCAATCATTAAGCCGACCGTTCCTGTCCCCATCCAGTGGCGATAGCACCACGCCCGCGTGACGCCTGACACCTCTTTTGCCCAGGTAATATAGTCCGTGTCCGCCCCGCCTTGCGGCGGGTAGTACCATCGCTCGATGATGCGTGCGCGAAAATCTTCAATGTTTTCAGCATCTGTTCCGCCTCGAATTTCATCAGCGACAGCAGCAGAAGGCAGACCGGTTACAGGACTCACCAGCCGCATCGTAATTCCATCATCTGTATTTCCGGACGATCCAGTAGCATCGCATGTCACTGGAACGCGCAACACGCCGCCTGATGCTATTGCTGATGCGGTAGTTGTGTATGACACAAGATCATCGCGCTGGATTGTGATACCGGCGTCAATAGCGCCGCTTGTGATACCATCCCAGCGAACAAACCCGGAGGCGGCTGCAGCTGCTTTTTTTGTCACACGCTTCATGTTTCCGTGCCTCATCAGCCAGGCCTCATCAGCCAGGTCGGGCAATAGGTTTCGCGCCAGATAATCGATATACCCATAAACAACATGGACCGCCGCCGCTTGTACGCGGGCATAGACTTCAGCATCACTTCGGCGCAGTTCCGCAAGTGTTGAATCAGCAGCCAGGCGGCTGAGTACATCGCTACGAATTGTTGTAATCAATTGCGGCAGCGTTTGACGTGAAAATCCGCTATCAGCCATTTAATTCACTCCATAGATCATCAAATGCCAGCGCTATCGCTGTGCCATCCTGTTTATACAGCGTCACATATGCGGCCATGCTGTTTACATCAGTCCGCTCAGTTGTGACGTCCACGCGTGCGATAACCCCGTCATCAACCAGCCACTGCAACGCCTCTGTAATGTACGTGCGGGCGGTCAGTGGGGTTTTGTTAGTCAGCTTTTCGCGGCGCAACTGATACAGGCGTGAACCGATACGGTCATTTTGTTGTGTGGGGTATGAGTCTCCCCACCACCCCATCACACTATCAACATCGTCGTCTGGCCCTGCTCGCCGCCAGGTAAACAGTGATATCGCTACCGCCCGCGTCAGCGGATCAGTAACATCTGATACCACCTTACTGACACCGTTAACCGTCAGTTTCAGTCGCATGATTACCCCATTGTCTGGTTCGGTGATCCAGTCGTTCCGCCGCTATCTCCGGGGTGATTGTGGCTGTTAAACGTGTTTCTAACGCTCTGCAGCGTAGATTTTTTATCGCTAATATCGCCAGCCGGAACCTCAAAAAGCGGTGTATTTACCGTCATTTTTTCAGTGGCGTTGACAATAAACGTTTGAGTTGTTGCTTCGATAACGCGCCCACGTTTCAGAATGATGCTATCGCCTTCGTCGGTGTAGATCGCCACCTCCCCGGCTTGCAGTCCAGTGACGCGATAACGACGATCACCGACAACCAGAACAACACCATGAGAGCGATCGCCGTCCATGTACACGGCAATTGCCTCAGCGCCAGCGTGCGGCGCAGACGTAAAACCATAGGGCTCGATGTGCTCGATGTCGGCCTTCAGCTCATCAGCCATCATTTTGATTTGCAGCATCTGACATTTTGTCGCCGTGTTCAGTCCAGTGACTACCGCGCGCGCCAGCAAGTTTGACAGGGAGCGCTGCAGCGCAGAAAGGGGATTGCTCATCAGAAGTCCTCTTCTTTTTTCTTCTTCGTTTTCTGCTTTTTGGCGGGTTTGTGCAGATACGCTTCAGATGGACCGACACGCAGCTCGCAAATAGTCCCGTTTTCGTCCTGACTATATGTGACCTCTGAAATCACCATTTCCCGGTTGTCAAAATCCAATACCGGGTCATAAACGATGACGCTCATATTTGGTCGCCACAGCTCGCCATTTCCCTGCCGCCATCCCTGCACGGTATATGTGACTTCGTCAGTTCTGGCAGCGCGACGCTCCATCTCGAAATCACTGCGGTCACCGCATGATGATGATGTTGCGTTTCCGGTCTGTTTGATGATCAGCGGGCGATAACGAGTAATACCGCCGTCAACCGTTTTGGCCCGGATTGCTGACGTAGTGGTTTCGCCGAAATCTGCGTCATCAGATTTTCTCTGACCGGCAACGGTATAAACGCTGAACCTATCTCTGATGCTTTGCTCTGTGTCGCATGTCAGAATGTTTTCGCCCAGCACCAGTGCGGTAACGGCGCGCTCACCGCCGATATCACCGATCACCAGGTTCCCGCGCTCATTGTCATAAATTAGCGTCGGCTGCAGGCCGAGCATTTTGTTCAGCACATCAACCACGGTTTCACCCTGATCTGCCTGGACGCTCTGCAGCGTTTCGTTATCAGTAGAGTCAATAACCGTAATGCCGAACGGCTTTGCGAGGTCTGCCGCTACCTGTGCCAGCGTGCGCTGTCCGTATTGTTTCGGCTCGGCGGAGCAGTCGATCAAGTCGCACGTTTTGCTGCGCCCGACAATGCCCAGTACGCGGGATTTTGCGTCATAACGCACCGGCAGCGCCTCAACATAGCCGGTAATCACCAGGTCATCACCGATCAGCACTTCGACGAGATCACCGCGTTTTATCCGTGTCTGGATGTTTTTCTGGTCGCTACTCCCCGGCCACTCTCGCGTGATCTGCACGTTGAAATCACGAGCAATACGCTCAATGCCTGCTGATATCCGGCACTGTGTCCAGCCGCCCCACTCCCGCCCGTTTACGCGCAGGATAACCAGATTGCTTTCATTCATTTTGCCGGGACCGTCAGAGTTGTTACCGGCACAAAGCCGGGGTGAGTGATATTGTTGCGGGAAATAATTTCATCAGCGCGCCCAGCGTCATCGTACCAATCCGCAGCAAGTACCAGCGCTGGTAGCACTTCGTTAGTAGTGCGCTCAGTAAGACGCGCTGTTTGCGTCAAACGAGCAGAGATATCGTTGTTGACATCTGCTCGAACACGAACCAGCGCCTGAAATAACTGATCATCTGCTATGCGAGACAGCTCGTTATCTATCGCTGTATTCAGTGCGTTTCTGATGTCTGTTAGGTCTTCCCACGACGGTATTTCATTAGTGGCCGTAGAACTGGTAGCGCCTGTGTTTGTTACTGAGTCAGATGCATCAATATCAGTTACAGCCGCGTGAGAGACCATGATGTTTTTTGATGTTGCCGTGCCACCCGCACCGCTGGATGCGGCCAGCTGTGCCTTAACGCTGGATTTTGATTTCGGCAGTGATGTAACGGCATATGCCGACTCAACCAACGCACTGCTTCGGATCGCTTGTGCTACAGCGTTGCTGTTGGTAACACGTGTTTGTGTTGTTTTGCTGTTAGTTTTCCAGACACCGCGAGGCGCGAAATCATGACCAGCAGTGACACCAGTCAGGTTTTTTATCAGCGACACCAGCGATTTTGCATTGCTATTCAAGCGATTTGCCGATCGCCACATTGTCTGTAGTCTGCTGAATAAATTGCTTCCGCTACCGCTCAGGATAACGCTCATATCTCCTTTGAGTAGGCGTGATGCAGCAGTGACCCCCTGATCGATATAATTAAACGTGTTTGTTATCTCGTCGATCATGCCTTCGGCATCAGAAATAACGCCGTCACTGATAAAATCGCTAAGCCCACCCAAAGAAAAATCCCCGTACAGGTCTGTCAGAAAATCTTCCAGCCATGACGTTGACGCGGTCAGTTTATTGTTTGTGGCAAGTCCCGCTGTTGGGAATGACAATTCACCGGCCTCAACAAACGAAAATGAAATGCGGCACATCCGCCCTTCATTATCTGTGTGCGTAACACGCGCAGGTTCATCTATCGTGATGCTCATTTCGCCGTAATATGGGTGAATGAGTTTTGCTGCCCCAGCTTTTTCTATTTCGTTGATCAGCTTGTTACGCTGAATCATGAAATCGTCGCCGATTACATACGCCTCAACCGAGAAACGTCGAGTTGCGCGCCCCAGGTCTTCTGAATAAGGCTTGTCGCGGTTAGGGTATTCATGAACCTGAACACGTCGCCCGAAACGGGCTTCATCAGACGAAACCTTGAACGGGACGCCGCGCAATGATGCATCCTGTAGATAGTCTTTCCAGCTCATGAAATACTCCGGACATAAAAAAGCCCCGGCTGTTACCGGGGCTGATTATTTGTGTGTTTTTTAACCTTTAAAATAAAAAAATAAAACTAAAAGTATAACAGCGACCACATATTTAATAATAAGTAAATTTGACTTTTCGATATAAACATGATTTTTGTTTGAATCTACTTCATCTGATGCTAACTGTTCTTTTAGCCTTCTATCTCTATCAGCCTTTCTTTTTTCTGATAGATTTTTATTAAACTCAACTATATCACCTGATGACCAGCTTGATTCTATCTCAATGATTACGCATGGTTTTGCAACCTTTGAATAATCTGGAATCCATACTCTATTTATTTTACTTGAAATTATAACTCCACCGTTTTTTAGCATTGGTGACATTTCCTTTGCTGTATCGGCATCAATAAATCCAATCATTTCTTCATCAAAACCAAAAATCCCTGATCTTGATATGTAAACGCCAATAGCATTTCTATCATGCCGGTTTCCGCCGTGGCGTTTTAGGGTTACGTTAATATCAGAAAAATCACGGGAAAGCCTTTTTATGACAATATCTCGTCTTTTTGTCCCATCTTTATTCTCATGACCTATACCAGCCACTTCTATTGTGTAGTGCATAAACCCACCAGTAGTATTTTTTTCGAAAAATATCACCGGTTGACGCTGAGATCTACATCAGCTATCTTCTTTTGCACGAGGCGTCGAAACCTCAGCAGAAGCGGCCAGAATCAACCCCGTCAGTGTTGGTTTTTTTATGCCTGTCATTCAGTGGGCGCAGTGCGCGACCACACCCCGATCAGAGTCGGGAGGGCGACTAATACAACACCCGAAAGGGGAATAAGTCCGCGGTATCTTTTGCGCCGTTTCGAACCTCCCGGCACCACTCCGATAGTGGTAATTCGAAAAAAAGCAAAAGAGGTCATCATGACTACATTTACAGTAGAAACCCTTCCGGCAATCAGCCACAACTCAATACCGGTTATCACGACAGAATTGCTTGCGCAGCTTTACGGCACTGGCTCGGCAGTAATTCGTAAAAATCACAGCAGGAATCAAAACCGCTTTGTATGCGGCAAGCACTATTACAAGGTTACCGGGAATGACCTGGATGTTTTGCGCGTGTCTTTAAGACACTCACAAATCTCCCCGAAAACTCGCGCCCTCATTCTTTGGACAGAACGCGGTGCCGCCCGCCACGCAAAAATGTTGGAAACTGATCAGGCGTGGGACGTGTTTGAAATGCTGGAAGATCATTACTTCAACCAATGCGGTGATAACGATGATAGGGCCGCAAGAAAAACACGTCAGTCCAATGCAAAACAACTCATACCACTGCGCCAGACAGTTGAAAGACTGATCGCCCACGGCATGGGTAATATTTATCCCGACATCTGGAAACTCGTCCACCAGCGCTTTGACGTGGAACACATTCACCAGCTACAGCCCGAACAGGTTGGTGAGGCCATCGAGTACCTGAACACGCTGGAAGGGGAATATCTTGGGCGTAATACGCTCCCTGTAGCGGCACCCAGGCAGTTTACTGATGAACAGCTTTGCGTCCTTGCGTGGCTATGGAGAGAATCAACGCTAATGTTCCAGGCCGTTGAGAGCATCTATCCGTTACTGCGTGTGGCTGAACACCGCTTGGCGGGGCGTTACTACTCGATTACTCACGAATGTCCACGTACATTGCAGGAAGCCAAGCACATTCTTGCGCAAGCGACCATGCACATTCAATACGAACCATGGCGCGACGATAACTGGTCGCGCGTTTTGCCCCATCTTCGTCAGAAAGGTATCCATAACGGGTGATGCTTTGATTAAATGGCGCAAGGATGCGCCACGTTATTTATTTTGAGTATTTTTTTACATACATATCAAAAGCATCTGAAACATTAACCCTTCCCAGGCCCTTTGTTTCAATATTGAACATTGTCAGATTTTTGTTTTCTGCATATTGTTTTGCTTTTCCATTAGCGGCAAAAAGAGTGTAATTAACTGTTTCTGTTTTATTTTCTTTAGGTGAAACTTCAAATATTAAAATATTACTTATTTTTTATCTTCAATAAAGCACCCAAGCATCCATATTGATGTTTTGGCATCGATCTCAGGTTTGCAGGTAAAGTCCGGGTTTTTGATTACATTGGCAACAATTGCAGATTTTATGTCCCACCTGGCACTTTCAACATAATCAGGTATATCTTGAGCAATCGAAGAAAAAGAGAATACAACTAATAATGACAGGAGCTTATATTTCATTATAACACCAGTTATTTGTTAAGAATGTTGTTAACCCCAGAGTACCGATTATAGCCAACATCGGTCTGCACCCACGGCAACGCCTGACCGCCAGCCGGAGCAACTTGCATTCCTGGCGGGGCGTTATCAAACGTCACCTTAAGTTCACCAGTTTGTTTTCTTCCATCAAGCGCGGTCAACATTTTTTTTCTGTCTGATCCATCGTCACTTATGCCTAGCAACTCCTGCAAACGTGGGATAAACCCATGGTATCCGCGAGCAGCTTCATTGGCCGAAACCTGGTCAGTCAGATACGTTCCAACATCTTTACCGGATTTTTTCGCATTTTCCTGTAAGTCATCCAGCTTTTTCATTAGTTCAAGAAAAATCGAGATAGTTACAGTGATGGCCCCCATGCGAGCAATCTCTTTCAGTGTTCCAGATAGTTTACCCGCCTCTTTTGTTGCCCCCCCAATGCCGGTAACCATATCTAACATCCATTTCCCCGCTATCAGCATCCCAACGTTTGTTGCCACCGTTTCCAGACCGCCCATCGATGTCACAACACCATTCACTTTATCCCATACCTGCTGGACGACCGGACCCGCTTTATCCCAGTTCTCTGCGATCATCCATCCGCCTAAAATCATAAGCGTGACCATTTTACCGGCGGGAGACATTTTCATTACTGATGACATGACGCTAAATGCTTTAGTTACGGCGATAACGCCCGCACTAACACCAACCAAAGAAATGGCAAGGCGCACGCCGCTACGAATGATGTCAGGGTTTTCCTTTGCCCATGTTCTAAAGCGCTCAATAAGCGGAAGCATACCTTTGCTTAGATTGTTTATTTCTGGCAAAAATATCGAACCGATTGAAATCCCGGTGACATTAAACGTGTTTTGCAGAAGTTTCAGGCTGTTTTCCGTTGTAGCGGCACGCGCCTCATATTCTTTCTGCATTGACCCGGCATACTGCTGGGCGTCTGCAACACGATTGAAGTTAGTTTTAAGTAGATCGAGATTAGCAAGAAGCGGCGCAATTGCTCCGATGGACTCTTTACCAAACAGCGCATCCATTACCGGTATTTGTTTTTCTGTTGGTAATTTTTGGATGGAGCTTAAAACTTTTAGCATTGCTGTTTTTGAGTCTTTTTGCATATCCTTTGCTAATTGAGCAGGGTCAATTTTCAGTCGCTTTAGCGCTTTTTTCTGTGACGCCGTTGCTGATTTCCCTGCCACCAGAGACATCATAAAGTTTTTGATGCCCGTTGCGGCAATCTCGGATTCAACTCCGACTCCTGCAATCGTTGCGCCCATTGCAGCGATTTCACCAGATGCTACCCCGGCAATGCCACCGAGTGGCCCTATCCGGGTAACAATCTCAGATATTTTTTGTGCATTCGCCGGGCCGTTGTTACCGAGATAGTTAATTTTATCAGCCAGGCCCACAACATCTTTTTGCGTCATCTTAAACGCAGTGCGCCACTGCGCCATCATTTGGCCTGACTCTTCGGCGGTCTGATCAAATGCCACGCCCATTTTCACTGCGTCTTCCGTGAACTGCATCAGATCTTTACGTGCAATACCAGCCTGGCCACCTGCCGCTGCGATTTTTGCCATGTCATTCGCCGCCATCGGCAATTTTTCTGACAGCTTCATGATGTCTTCGCCCATTTGGGCGAACTGCTGCGGCGTATCGAAATCAACGACCTTTTTAACGTCTGCCATGCTTGATTCGAATGCTATGGCCTGGCTTATAGGCACAGCCATACCACTACCAATAGCCACACCAAGCGCTGCGGCCTTAGCCATTGTGTCAGTAAACTCTTTCTGGAAAGACTTTACTTTGCCGCTCATTTTACCGAGCGGCTCTGACAGGCGGTCAACAGCTGTAATTATTGCCTTTAACTGAAAACTATCGGCCACGGTTCATTTCCTCGTTAATTCGCACAGCTTCGGCCTCTAACTCAAAAAACTCACTGATGCCGATGTGTTTCAGTTCCAGCGGATTTATTCCCCAGAAGTGGGCGGTGTTGTAGAGTCTCCGTCTGAGAGCTCCTGGCTCCCCGACGCCGTAAAAAAACCAACAATTGTCAGGCTGATTGTGGTGATGTCATTCAGCGCCAGCTGTTTTGCAGAAGATGGCGGAATGCTAGCCAGGGCTGGGATATAGTTCAGCGCCGGACCCGTATCGATTTTTACACCACCGTCTGTACCGTAAGAGAAAGGCAAGCCGTACTTCTGCACTTCTTCATAAGTCGGTTCGCGCAACTCCAGCACATGAAGCCGTTCGCCGTGCGCCATGATCGGCTTGCTGAGTTTCAGTTCTTTCATTATTGATAGCCGCCTTCTTGTCCGTGGAATTCGATATCTGCCGTGCCTTCTTCGGCATTGTGATTAATTTCGCCGTGAACCCAGGCATCGCTCAGCACGTAGTTCATGCCATTTGCCAGTTCCGCTGTCACAGTCATTGAATCAGACGATGTCAGCTTATCGACCGGAAAGTCGCCTGTGATCTTGAATGTCGCTTTGACATACGGCGCGCGGTGGGTTTCTTTGTAATCGACAGAACCGTCAAGGCCAACAACATCATCCTTTTGCGTTGTATTCATCGGTACTTCAATGCCGCCGCTGGCCGACAGCTGTAGCCCATCTACTTTGATGTAGCAGGTCCCCGCAATGCGTCCCATAAGTTAATCCTCATCGCTGTACTGCAGGCGGAACTGGTTTACCACCGCAAATACGCGCAGTTGATTGATGTAATCCGGCGGGAACAACACATCAAGCCGGTTTGGATTGTCGACATTGCGCTCTACAACCAGGTATTTTTTGAACAAGTCGTAATTTTCGACGATACCGGCCCGCTCCATCCGACGATAGACAGCCAACAGCTCCCCTTTAATCACGGCCGGGGTGACAATTGCCTGCCCCGCGCCAAAGCGGGTGCCGTCATTCGCCAGTTTGTGACGCGAGTATTTGCTTGTAATAGCCGATTTCAACCGCCGCATAACGTATGCCGTGGTGTGCAGCGTTTCACTGTCGTAGTACGAGTTATCCGATACACCGAAATTGTTTTTCTGGTACATCGTGATATCACGTTGAATCAACAACGAGCCGCTTTCGACGTATGCCGTCGCAATGCCGTGACTCAGCAGAGACTGATGCTCAGCAAACATAAACCGCGAGCCCTTTTGAGCTGGCAACGCGCCAGTCAGTACGCCGGTTTGTGTAGGTCGCGCCGGGTCGTTGCGGATAAAAACGGCGTTACGGGCGGTACGCATAGCGACCAGCTCGTCAGCTGCAGTCTGCGTTGTCGGCTCATAACCCGGCATTGTGATATGCGGCAGATTCAGCGTATCGCCAAACGCCACCAGCGATGACAGAGAGCCGATTTTCGCCGAATAGGCGTGACCGTATAACTGCCGCGAGTAACCCCACCGACTCGCTAATTCGGTATGAATAACATTAACGCTGGCCGTGTCATTGAACGGCGATCCGATGAAATCAAACGGCTCATCACCCATCACAGCGATAGCGCTGTCAAGCGTTGGTGCGCCAGTTCCGCCAGCCATTGCCACGATAGTAATCGTGACTCCGCTCGGTGTAGTTTCGCTTCCAACAATGCCGTAATAGTTCAGTGCGATCGGGATATCGTTGCCACACAGACCTTTATGCCGTGCCGTTAGCGTGACCACCCCGGACGAGACCGTTGCAGTTACCGGCAAATCAAGATTGGCGTTTACAGCGGCTGCAATCGTTGTTGCAATTTCGCTGGCCGTGTCATCAGCAGTTACACCGGCCTGTACCTGCACAGCACCGACGTACAGATAAATCGTGCCGGATTCCTGCGCCGAGCCGACTACTGTGATAGTGCCAGTCGCAGCATTGCCGGCAGACGGAGCATCCAGCGCGATTACCCACAACTCGCCGGTTGGGTCAATGTTGCGATAGCGGTTTACCATCCGGGCCAGCTGACTGCCGCGCCCTGCCATGCTGCCAGCAAGACCAGCTGACGGCATGATCGTCAGCGTATTGCGTGGAATAGTTGAGCTGGTATTGGCATATCCCAGCAGCAGCGCCGGCGCTGCGCCGTCTGCCGTTGTGTTGGCTTTTGAATTATCAATCTCAGCCCAGAACAGCGGAACACGCACATCTGACGAAACTTCGTTAAAACTAATCGTCATTTTTCACCTCGTTTTTTTTGGTGTTGACTGCCGAACGGTCGACCACTTCAACATCACCGGCATCAATGCGCCGTTGCCAGTAGCCTGATTGAATGACGTTTCGGCCATCTGCAGGCAGCAGATCGCCGCGAGCTGGGTCATGTACTGACCGCCCGTCTTTGGGTTTCACAAACATAATTTTTACTCGTGGGGTGGTGTAAATTCCGTGTGATGTTCGATTACGCCATCCGGGCCATTGCCGGGGTTAATGAAATCGACATCCAGCGATACTGATGTAAGGTCAGGCAGTTCACCCAGATCAGCGTTTTGCCGCGTGTCCTCTTCGGAGATTTCGCGGTTACGGACAAAATCGAACTGATAGTAAAGCCGCGCCGCATCCATCGCGACGACCTGCCCACTGACGTACTGAATAACATCGCCGTTTTCCGGCTCGGGGTTAAGTCCCAGCAGTGCCGTCCATAGCTCTGTGCGTATGTCATGAACGGCATCATATACTGCAGCTTGCCCGCGCTCGTCAGCTGTATTGTTAAGCACTACAACGACCGCAAAACCCTCTTTTACGTCTTGCCAGTAGTCGGTCTGCGATTTATTTTCTCCGGCATCGTCATTTGAGGGGACAACATACGCAGCAGGTAAGTGCATTTTAGCCACGTCTGGTAAGGCTTTAAGCTGCGCAGCACCTGCAACCCTGCCAGCGAATTTCGGGCATTTTTGGCGTAATGTGGCAACTATTGGGGAGAGTTTCACCGTTTAGCCCTCGCTCGCGTGACTCGCGGTGGTCGCAATGATTGTCGCAATGCACGCGATAAAATGTATTGTGTCCACGGGCGACGGGACTCAAGCACCTGAGTCATGAAATTGTTGCGTGGAGCAATTTTCCACGGTGTGCCGCCGGAGGCACCGCGATGATGTTTCTTCTGTCTAACAGCGCCGCGCCGGACACCGTAAAAAAGAAACGCAGGATAAAAATCACCGACTATGTTCCGATTACCTTCGCCACGCTTCTGGTTCGGTGCGATACGCACCATCAAACCTGGTCTGCGCTTCGATGCACGCGGCACGTAGTAGCCGATCGACCGCGCCAGCCTGCCAGTCCTAAAACCGGGGTTTTCTCCAGCCTTCGAAACCGCACGCCGCATGACCAGCCGACGGGCATCACGCATATGGGTCCGCCCGACATCAATGAACGCACGCCGCATTTTTGCCCGGTTAAACACCATGTCATCGGGCTGATCGAAATCAACATGCAGCGATGCAACTGGTTTGTTAGCCATAAATGTTTTCCGTATACACGTTTTCGCCTAGATCGCGGCATTCAAGCATCAGAAACCTGCGGGCAGAGTTCAGATCGCGGATGCGACTGATGCGATAGACTTTATCGCCGTGAACCACCTCGAAATCAGATGTGATGTCTGGCCGGTAGCGGATAAAAATGTAATGCGTGACGATATCAGCCGCCTGAACAGAATCCCGATATGTTGCCGACCCAACTTGACGAATTTTTGCCCATACTGGGCGTTCACCCTGAAACGTTTTTTCGGTTCCGAAGTCAGCGGCTGGCACGTCAATGCGCTGACGAATCAACACCCGCTGATCAAGCTCGCCGGGTTCCGGCATTCTGTAATGCGCTTCTGTTTGCGTTGGGGTAATTTTCATAGCGGTATGTACCTGTAAGGTCCAACGATCCACGCATAACCTTGTGGCACTTCTGCTTTCTCAAAATCAGATACGGATGATCGGTTTTCGTACCAATGCGTCAACAGCAACAGCATTGCAAGTCGTATATCGTCAGACAGCACCAGCCCATCAGGGTCGGTATCGGGAATGTCTGCCGAGCTGGAATACAATTTTCTGTTCAAGTACGTTTCTGTTCGCTGCTGTACGGCATTACCCAGCAGTGTCAGCAGTTCGTCTTCATCCGTATAGTCAGGCTCCAGACGCAATTGTCGCTTGATTTGATCCGGTGTCAGCAGCATGAAGAACTCCATGCCCGCCAGATAGCGGGCATAAAAAAACCGCTTACGCGGCTGTGGTTAACTCGGCCCTTCACGTTATGCCGGTTTACCGACCAGCGCTTTAATGGCCGCGACATCTTCAAGCACGCAGTCAAAGCGGTGAAACGCAAGAAAAGCGGTCTGATCGTACTCAGCATAACGTTCAACCAGGCGTTTCAGCGTCATATAGGTAATACGGCGCACGATAAAGCGGTCGAAGTCACCGAGGAATACAAATTTTTTACCCGCTGCGATACTGTCAATAGCCTGGTCAATCACGTACGGAGTATTCAGGATGGTGGCTGGGGTGCCGCCTGCTACGTCCGGGAGCCACAGCGGTCTGTTTTGCCCGTCAACCATCTCTTCAATCACCTGAAGTGTGGAATCATTGAACGCCCAGCGGAACTTAGGGCCGCTTCGGTAAGCCGGGTCGATCGCGTGTTTCAGCTTGTTCATTTCCTGCCATGTAAACGCAGCGGCGGCGGCCGTGTTTACCGTCCCGGTAACGGATGCTACCAGGCCTTTTGGTTGTACCGGCGTACCTGTCCCAGTGCCTTGCACCAGATATTTTGCCTCACCGCGCCCGATACGCTGACCGATGCGCGCCGACAAATAGGCCTCAATATCAACACCGCTGTCCTGTAGTAGTTCGTTAGACACCCGGATAATTTTAGAAGACAGTTTTTTGGCACCCAGGATTGCAGTACCAAACGTCACGTCTTCTTCAGATGCTTCCGTGTTTTCTCCCAGCAGTTCACCCTCTTCCGCCGTACCGTCTGACGTTGACCAGGTAATATCCTGTCCGTTGGACGTATTGAGGATTTGGGCCACACTGGCGATACCACCGTAGGCTTTCATCGTTTCAACGATTTTGTTCAGCATCTGCGTCGGTACGGTGTAGCCGCCCTTTGCGTCGGGAGACGTGCCCTGTGCGCGCAATTCTTTCAGCGCTTGACGCTCTTCAGTAGTGAGTTCAGCAAAACCGTTACGCAGGAATCGATCGAATGCTGCAGCGCGCTTTTCCTGTGCTGATGTCGCCGGGTCGCTGTTATTTTGCTGTTGCTGACGCTGTTTAGGCTCAGAATCATCAACATGCATTTGATCCAGGCGGCGCAACTCTTCTTCACGCGCAATCTGCGTATCGAGACTATCAAGCTCGGATTTAGCGGCATTCCACTGATTACGCTGTTCGTCAGTCCATGCAACATCACCGATTTTTTCGTGTAATGCGCGCATATCAATAGCGATGTTGTTACGTTTTTGCTTCAGTTCGTGCAGTTTCATGTTTTTTCCTTACGCATTAAGAAGGGTCAGCAGGCGCTCACGCGCCATTCGTTGAGTAATGGCTTGCGCCAGCGCGCCGCTGTCGCGCGCTTCCTGCCAGGCTTTCATAGAGCGGAGGCCGGAGTCGGCCTCCTGATATGCTGGATACGTCACCGGGCTAACATCAAATAGCCGGGATAATCGGGTGATTTCACGTATAACAATCCCTTCGTCATCTTCGTACCAATGCTCGCCGTCAGGAGCGACGCGAAATGCAAACGATGATTGACTGATATCACCGCGCATCATCGGCGCGATGACCAGGTCGCGGATTGTCTGCGTATCGGGTGCAGTAATGTCGTAACGCAGCCCTTTGTCATCTACTGACAGTGACAGCGTACTGGACGCGCTACGACCCAAAATAAAGTTCGGGTCATGGTTAAACAGCCCGCGCACATCATCACTCAGCACGTCGTCAAACGCGCCAGGCTTGATGATTTCACGGAATCCAAACAACGGCTCGGAACGGCTGTTGAACACAGAGCCATAACCAATAATGTGCGTCGGCTGCTCACTGTGTTGCTCCGCCCGAACTTCGCCGCTGTAACAGCGGACTTCGCGATCATCCATTCGGTTGCTCCTCGCTTTTTGGGTCGGTGGTAACATTTTTAACTGGGTTTGCGGCATTAACGCTGACAAGCATTTCGTCAAGCCCATCTACAGGGTTCATGTCTTCGAATGCTCGCGCTTCGTTGCGGCTCATCCAGCCATCGGTGATCGCGAAGTGATAGAACTGTGCGCGCTCTTGCGGCGTACCACGTAACAGCCCTGTCAGGTTAAAACGCGTGTAAAACCCCGCAGACAGCTCGGCACGCGTAAACAACCGGCGGTTGAGTTCCTGTTCCCAGTTCGTGATCCACGGCATCATCGTGTAGCGGACAAACTGAATGGCCTGCTCGCTGATATTTGAAAACGTGGCTTTTTCCAGGTCGTTAATCATGTGCGCCGGTACATTGAAAATACCGGCTATCATCGAGCGATTAAGTTTTGTCATGTCGATGATTTGAGCATCGACAGGTGAAACAGTCAGCGCCTTGTAATCAAGATCAGCAGGCAGCAGCATGGTTTTGTTTTCCTGGCTACGCAGAGCCTGCGCGGCTTTTTGCCACACTTTTTTTAACCGGTCCCAGCCTGCCTGCTGAATGTCGCCTTTCACGGTAACAATACCGGCGGGTCGAGCATTTCCGCTGAAAAAGCTCTCTGTATATTTCTGCCCACTCATGCCCATACCGATGGTTTCGGCATGTTGCATGATGGGTGACAGCCCCATTTTTTGGTTATTTCCCAGCGCACGGATATGGATCATGTCATCCGGGCTGATCGCGAAAGCGCCATCTTCGTTGTAAAGTCCATAGGTATAGCGCCCGCCAGTTTTCAGCAGTGTTGTTTGCCACGGCATACAGCTTTCCAGCCCGCTGACCTCCCCGCGTCGGTTGCGCTTGACCCAGGAATAACCGTTTCCCCAGCCAAGAATGTGGCGTTGCTTTAGCTCGCGCCATTTATAGCTTGTCTGCCACGTGTTTGGTTCATCGTGAATCAGGTAAAACGCAGGGTGATCGCGTGCCGCCTCTACTTTGCCGTTATGTTTTCGCATAACGTGCAGCGGCATTTGCGCCAGGTTAGACGACAGGACGTAAATACAGGCGTAGACCGCCGACAACTTCATGGCTGTTTCAGGGCTGACGTACACGTCAGATTTAAAAATCCCGTCGGTATCAACCGTGTCACCACTGATTGGCGTGGCTGGATTCTCTAGTGGTTCGCTTCTGAATAACGCGTCAAGCAACACGCTTCCCCCTTCTGGCCATTGCCAGTGCGCCAGCCAGTAACAGACCGCCGGAAAACATCAGTGCGGGTGCTAACCCAAACTGCAGGTAAAACCCCGCCGTGAGCAGTCCGTAACCAGACAGCCCGATGACATCGGTAACTATTGATTTCATAGTATTAAAAGGTCTTCGTCAGGGTCTAAAGATGAGAGGAAATCAGCGGGCTCATGCAACATTGCCCGTCCAATTGCCATTATTAGCGCTACCGCACCGTCAATTTTGTTTTCACTGCGCTCTTTTATGGGACGCACAACATCATCGTTACCTGGCAGCGTTTTCCCGACCACGTTTCCGATACACCAGGTCATTATCGGGTTCCCGTCGTGGTGAAACCGCCCAGACTCGATCGCGGCCTCAAGCTCTTTCATCGGGTCTGACATGTTTGTGTAGTTCTGAACGATTGTGATCGGGCTTAACTGTTCATCTGCCAGTTGATGACTAAGATTTGTTGCCCCATGCGGGTCAATCGGCGATTCTTCTACCGGATTTTGCCGATTTACTTCTTTTGCGGCCTCCAGAATCACGCGGTAGTCGATTTCTGCGCCGTCGGTAACGGTCAAAAATCCCATGTTTACCCATTTTTGGAATCGTTCAGCAGTGCGCTGATCCTCAACATCGGCGCTAAAAACGGTGTCATACGGCACAAAAAAACGGGGAGAAATGCAGTAATAATGCCGTTTTCCGTCTATTTCTCTTGTGAAAAGACGCGGCATACTGTTCATGTCCAGCTTTCGTGCAAGGTCAAACGCAAGATAGCAGGATTGCCCCTCGAATTGCTCAAGAGTTAACGTTGAATCTTCGCACTTACGCCAGTTAACCATGTTGAAGTAAGCCGCCCGCGCAGAAACCCAGATATTTAAATGCTTGGTCTTGAAGACGTTAGCCAGACGGGCGTTATTTTTTGCGCGGTTTTGCTGAGAAATAAGGAAGTCGCTGTAAACGGAAATGCCCATGTTTGGGTTTGCTTTACGCAAAACGTTTGGGTCAGTCCATTCATCGCCATCATCAATGGTATAAATAACGCCAAACAGTTCATCGTTCGGCACCGTGCCATTTAGCATTTCAATGACTTCACGCCGCTTGTCATAACATGGTCCTTCAATGTTATATCCAGCTGTTGTTATTGCCAGGATGACAGGCTGACGCCGCGCCCCCATCCCAGTCAGCATTGTTGTATACAGATCATCAGTATCATGCTCGTGGTACTCATCGACGATCGCGCAATGCGGTGATGCACCGTCGCCGGGTTTACCGATTAGCGGCTCAAACCGTGCTCCATCTGCTGGGATGTTCATGTTTTGCGCGTTTACTTCAATGCCGTAATGCTCAGTTAATGCAGGGGTGCGCTTACACATCAAACGAGCAGGTCTGAAAACTTCCCAGGCTTGCTTCTCTGTTGTTGCACCTGAATAAACTTCTGCACCGAATTCATCATCACAGGCAAAGCAAAATAGTCCGATTCCTGACCCAAAAACTGATTTCCCATTTTTCCTGGGTACTTCAATATAAATTTCACGGAATCGCCGTAGCCCAGTGCCTTTATGCACCCAGCCGAACGCCGCGCAGATGATGAATAACTGCCATGGTTCAAGAGTGATCGGCATCCGCTTGAATGCCCATTCTCCTTTTGTGTGCGGCAGGAGCTGGATGAACTTTGCAGCCTTTTCAGCTTTATCGCGATCGAAGCGGAAACGAAATTTCTTGCTCTTCTCCTGCGCCAGATCATCAAGATGCCGCTGGCATGCATCTATGACATACCGACATGCGGTGATTTTCCCGCGCACGATATCTCGCGCGTACGCATTGGCGGCGTTCACGTTTGTATATGTGCGTCGTGTCATAGGTTTGCAAATGGATTATCTGATTTGCCCTTTTTAGGGCCGGTTAACCGTTGGCGGCTTGATGGATCTAACCCTAGCAGCCCACCGAATGTCGCCATTTGGCGCATTGATTCATTTAGCGCAGTCAATGACGGGTTTTTAATTGGGCCACCCATTGAACCGGCCATGACAATGCCGTTCTGGTCAATATGCTCTTGCGCTTTCCTGGCATTAGCATATGCCAGACAAAACATTTCCAGATTGTGTAAATCAGTTGCGCATAATATTTGTTGGGCGCACAGTTCGCGAGAAACCATTTTCCACATCGTCTGTGCGGTCGGGTCGAGCCATTCAGGGGGCTCAACCCCGGCTATTGGAGTAAATGCTGGCTCAGATGAATTCAGCTTTCGCTTACCCGGATTGCCTGCCAGCGCCTTGCGATTTGTCGGTTTCGGTGGGCGACCAGAGCGGCCCGATACACCTGCCATTCAGTCCCCCATAAAGCACTTTTTGTTAAAAAACATCAAAAAATAGCCGTTTTAGCGCTCCAGGCTAAATTTTATTTTTCGCGGTTGTAAAAATCTGACTGGGCGGGCAGTACCGAAGAGGGGTGTGCGCAGGGATTTTACCCGCCCCCCCCTGTCAGACTGATATGATTTCATTTGTTATTATTTCTTTCTTTCGCTGTTTTGGCGCGATGATGCGGCCAGCACAGCGATTGCAAGTTTGACTCAGCATCTGTTCCGCCATGAGATTTTGCGACAATGTGATCGACTGTTGTTGCAGCGCGAACCACGCCAGCCTTTTGGCACTCGACGCAAAGATAGTTGTCACGCCGTAATATTAATTGTCGCAGACTATCCCAGTTCGTTCCGTATCCGCGCTGATGACGCGATTGCCCTGGCTTGTACGCCTGCCAGCCTGCTGAGCGATGATCCTCACAGTAACCAGATTTATGTGTTGTCGTTTTTTTACAGCCTCGACAACGGCACGCGCGCGGAGTAGCAGATGGCATATGTTCATCCAATAAAAAGCCACCGTTAGTTACGGTGGCTTATAAAATCGTGATTGATATTAATTAACCTTTCTTTCTTCTATTTCATAACCGTCAATGTATTCCCATGTGACATCAGAAATACTTGGCAGTGCTTTTTTGATCTCATCAATATAACGTTGTGCATCTTCTTTCGCTGTAAATACGTCAACAACGGTTTTTATCTTCCAGTGATTTTCAATCCACGATACCTCTAATACCAAGTAAATGTTCACGCGCCCCTCGGTAAGGTAGTTATATTGACATTATCACAGTCACTCATTGAATGACTGCTGTAATGTCACTTCCATTTGTCGGGCAAGGCGGCACCCAGCACGCCTGCTGCTGTGACGCCAACCGATACAACCATCGCCTGTGTGTCAGCGCCCATCTGCACGCCGAACACGCCAGCCACAAATAAAATGATACCGCGCCACGTTGACGGCTCTTTCAGTCGTTCCAGAAGATAATTCATATATACCTCTTTTTGTTTGTTAGCAGTTTAGTGCTTTCCGGGCTTTATCGAACCGTGAGCGCCGGTCATCCAGCCCGTTAGTGCCGCCGTTGATGATGCGAGTAACGCGTGTAACGTCCGGCACGGCAGCGCCGCACCCGCGAGATTTCCAGAACCAACCCGCCGACCGCATAGCAATGTCGTCACGCTCAAGCAAATGCGGCGTAGAAACTAAATCAACACCCAGTGCTTGACCACACGCCGAATAATTTGCACGGCCAGTAATTTGTATCAGCCCGCGCCCGCGATAGGCCCAACCGTCGCCGGGGTTGCAGTTACCCATACGGTATCCATACACCGCGTCAGCGATTTGCGACTGCCGGTCACGTGGGACGCTGTATTCCCCTGACTGACGTCCCAACCGAACAGCTTCGGCTGCGGTAATCCGATTTCCAAACGTTGCCTGCAGTCCAGCCACGCTGTAGTTGAAAGATTCGACAATATCGCGCCAGCCGCCAGATTCATGCCCCACTTGAGCAATGAACATTGAACGCGCAAGCGAATCAGTGATGTCGAATTCAGTAAACGTTTTTATCAAGTGCGGATACCAGCGCTCAGCACATTGAGCATTAATCCCGGCTGCAGATTGAAATTGGTTTTGCGTTATGTTCATCAATAAATAGCCTGTAATGTTCCCCGCTGTGCGGTTTTTTGCTGTTGCTCAGGCGGGACAATAACTGTTACCTGCGGCTGTTGCTGTATAGACAGCTTTGCATTTTCAGATATTAACCGTGAGTTTTGCATATTTGCAGCAGTCAAACGGCGTGTCATTGCTGACTGCTCATCTGCTATCTGTGATCCGAAGTAAGCAATAAGCGCGATAAATAAAACTGGCAATAGGCTGATGCTATACCTGCCGACGCTGACATTATCTATTTTCATCGTCATCACCATTTATGTTTATTCCTGGCGGTTTTATGCCGCGTATTACTGCTGCTCCGTGCCAGCCCGCCAGTCCAGCACATACCGCTATCAACGGCAGGGACCAGTCTTCACGCACACCAACGAAAAACATCAATGCGCCAGCAAATATACTGACGACTAAATGATTTACGAATGGGACATCATGAGTGCGCGAATTCGCGTATTTTGCAATCGACCCGACAAGGGTCATTGCGGCAGCGACAAGGGCAGCGATGATTAGCTGTCCGTTTTGCATGTGCTTCACCGCCTGCCAGAGATTGCGCCGGAGCGCATTACGGGCAGTTTGACCGCCCGAAAAAAATAAAGCCCGCTGATTTGCGGGCTATAAACTTGCTTGCGGAGAACCGCTTTTTATCAGAGTACGACAAAAAACTCGTAACGAGCAATAAGAAATGATGACCCCGCATAATGCGGGGTTCTCTCTGTTATGCTACTGCCTTCTGTACTGATTCATCCATTTCAAGAACAGCGCCAGTCATTGCCAAGCACCCATCGATAAATCCCTCTGCTATCTGCAGCTTTATCCGAATCATTCCCTCTGAGCACTTGAATCGACGTGCTAGCGCGCATTTCGATACATCATAAATGTAGTGCAAGACTATCATCTGTAGCTCATCTGGACGACGGACTTGCTTTAACCGAGTAACTGCCGCATCAATAATTAATGCATCGTCATCACAGCAAGATTCGCGTGATTTTGACTTGCTTGGCAACAATCCTTTAAATCCTGCTGCTATATGGCTGTAATCAACGCCATTGCTATCAGCTGCTGCCCATGCCCCCCAGCGCTCTAATACCAGTTGGATATCACGCATCTTTATTCCTCCGCCCTGTAACTATTGCCCCAATCCCCAGGGCGCGATTCAGAAAACGAAATAGCAAATCGACCTGGCTACCATGCTCACGTTCAAATGCGCCAGCATCCCGGTGTAATTTGTCGTGACAACGGCGGCAGAGAGGGATAACGAAAAGGTCATGAACTTTAGTGCCAGTCCCGCCGAAACCATGGCCGATGATGTGGTGAGGGTCGTCTGCTGGCTGTTCGCATCCACAACATTTTTGCGTCTTCACCCAGCGCGTGTATGTCTCGCATTCCCAGCGCTGTAACTTCGGATTCCGCATGTATGCTGCTGGAGGGTCATCGTCTATACCCAGCGCCAACACCGGCGCACATTCGTAATGTTCATCATCAGCGCCAGCAATGACACCCGACTGATAACAGTCCATATCATCTGTTGCTGGGGAAATAACGATTCGACCGGCGAACAGCGCCAGCTGATTACGACCTGGACGAATGATCGCAATCCCCATTTCAGGCACGACGATCGGGGTTAATAGCATTTTCACGCCTCAACCCTCCGAAATTCGATAACCCATACCCACGGGTTACCTTTCCAGCTCTCTTCTCCGTAAATGGATTCCCAAAGATGGCGAAAACCAACCCGATAAGCGGCTTCTGGCGGTGTAATCATGTGCGTGGCTGGAGATGCACCTTCCGCTTGTGCGCCTCCTTCACTAATGTTGTTCAGTCGCTCCACATGAATGCCGGTAATTTCCAGCGTAATTCGGGATGCCCAGCGCGGCATGTGGATAGATGGTGTCCATCCTTCAGTTGGCCGACTGCTATCGGGATAATCAGCGCGATAATCACAAAGCTCGGATGCCTTAGAAACACCGTCTTTGATTTCCTGAATAACGTCTTCGTCGAGCCAGAACCCGTTAAATGTTTCACGCACCCATATGCGATCGCCAAGGTCGCCATGAGGGCAAAGTGTTGGCGCGAGCCTGCAATTAACACTCGATATCTCACCATTTCTCCCACGAACCACAGGATTAACCATACCGCGCTCATGAGATAACTTGATAATCCGCCGAGTCTGCGTCTTTCGTCCATCGAGAATGGCTCGCACCATATCTGCGTTAAAAATCATGCCACGCTCTTTCATGCTGATTCCCCCTGATGGTCTGTAATCGTGATTTCTGTTTTCCCTGGACGTGTGATCGGCCCCCACTCTGCAACAATGCGCTTGACCTGCTTGTCATCAAGCCAAACACCCGCATGGGTCAACCCGTCAAACAGCGCTTTAAAATAATTGTCGAGGTCACGACGGCTACGGTCAGGCGGATAAAAAATAACGGTTACGCTGACGTTCTGTGTCATCGTGCTGGGTTTGCGTTGCAGTTGCTCCAATACCGAGGCGATCAGGCTGTTGACGAAACGCCGTCCGGCTTGGCTGATTAAGTGCCGACCAGCCAGCGGGCCTTTGTTCGGGGCGCGCCAGTACGTGTTTACGCTGGGGGGAAATGGCAGGGTAAGTTTCATTCTGCGTTCTCCCAGTATGCCGGTGCCAGACGCATCGAGTTATGGCACTCATTCCCCCATGCTGCCCAGCCCTCTGTGTTTCCACGGCTGAACAGTTCAATTCGCTCCACGTCGCCGTAAAGTTGTTCCAGTCGATACCGGGCCTCTCCCGGCTTCCCTGAGTGTTCCGCTAGAGGGGAATAGATGATCTGCTTCACGCTGGCGTTCTTTCGCTCTAAACCACGGCCACGCACCGCAATCAGCACCGACTCTTGATTTTGGCGGGAGTAATTGCCCCCGTTCATCCGGGTCACACGATCGAGTAGTGCCAGCCAATCCCAGAAGTCGATCACGCTTTGACGCGCCAGCTCGCTGTTTACCGTGCGTTCTGCCTGCTCTGTCAGCTTTACCCAGGTGAATAAAAAACGCTGACGGACATGAAATCCCCACGCCTCAGCCAGTTCTTCCGCCTCAGCGGCGTGTGTTCCGGTGTACCACAGCGCCAGCACAGCATCGTCATGCGCCAGCGACCAGACCGGCAGGCGTTTCAGTTCCGCGAGTGACATCGTCCCGTAATGATTAACGGCGGCACCGTTAGATACGCTATTGCTGTAACTCCACGGCGGATCGGCGTAAATCAGGCTGTATTTTTTCATTGATTTTTGTCCTCGCGGGTAAATGTCCATTCGTAGACCTCGGCCCCATTGGTCAGCAGGTCGTTAAAGTCCCCGCGCTGAGGCCAGCGGACAGAAACTTTCTGCAGGTCGTTTTTGGCATGTAGGTTTGCGCGGGCGCATTCGAACGCAGCAGCGTGACCGGCAGCGTTGTTGTCAGCGTCAGCGAAAATAATCAGATGGGTAACTCCACGCGGGGCGCGGAACTTTTTCATAAATGCTGTGTTCAGCGTCGGCCAAACATTACAGCGTGTCAGTTGGTGGCATGACAGAGCGGTTTCGATACCCTCCGCAATGCCGAGCGTTGTAGCTACCGGGAACATGCGGATAGCGATAGAGCCCGCGTGCTCTAAGTACGAATCCTCCTGCAGCTTTGTCAGCTTCTTCTGTGCTGCGCCGATGTCAGCTTTTTTGTCACCGTCCAGTAGCGTTCTGTGCAGATAGCACAGCGCGCCGGTATCGTCTGTAGCCAACGAGTAGATAGCCTGGAATACGCCGCCGTTGGCGCGCTGGCTGTCACAGTAGCGGACGGATTCTGTAGGTAGACTTGTTATGCCGCGATTTCTCAGATACTGCTCAGCCCCGGTGCCACGCAACGGCACAAGACCGGGGAATTTGTGGACGACTTTTTCACGGTGAGCCTGTGCGGCGCTTTTTGGGGCTGGCGATTGATCGTCTCTGACAAACACATTGCCGATAAGACGATCAACTTCCCCCGCCAGCGTGCCAAAATCTTTACCGGTTGCTTTCGTCAGCATTGACCAGCCGTCACCGGCACCGCAGGTGCAAATCCATGAACCCGTCCCGTTCTGGTCGTCAATGCGCAGTTTCCCGCGGCGACCACATAGCGGACATTCACCCTTGAAATGATTTTTCCCTGTTACCGGCGGCAGGCCGTAATACTCGTAGATATCCGGCCAACGGCCAATGGCTGCTTGCTGCGTATTCATGCGGCGTTACCTTGTTGTTGTGACTTCTGCTGCCCTTTCGCATACGCGATGCGGATCGATTTGATGTAGTTACTGACTTCGGGGGTAATTTCTTTCGGTGTGCGGTGTAGCCCTTTCGGCCACACGCCAAATTTTTTGCGGTATGTGTGTGCGCACCAGCCATCGCTGACCGGTTTGCCCATCGCTGACCGGCTGTTCTGGTAATACAGAATTTGCGACCACCAGGACTGTTTAACTTCGGCCGTGAATTTTTCTTTAGCCTTGCCGACTTTTTTCAGTCCACGGCTTCGATCGGTTTCGACGTCTTCCCCGGCTAGCGGCTTAAAACCACATTTCGGGCAAATGTAAATTCCGGCTGGCTTGATGTAGTGACATGACGGGCATTTTTTCGGCAGGCGCTCAACATCATCATTTTTTGCTTGCCGTTCCGGCGTATCTTCCATGCCGTCTGAGCTTGATAGCAGACTGTCGTATTCGATATCGTCGGGATAGCCGATATTAGTGACCGTGTCAGAGTGATCGAATATCAGGCAGTGGTCTTTTCCAGGTGCAGAGCGTAGGCCACGGCCAAGACACTGAATCCACCGTATGATCGACTTGGTCGGGCGGGCGTAGATGATGCAGCGCACGTCACTGTCGAACCCGGCGACCAAAACACCAACGTTGACAATAATTTTCGTTATGCCTTGCTCGAACCGCCTGATGATCATCTGCCGTTCGTCGTGCGGGGTTTTCGCTGTCATGACCTCAGCTGCCACGCCAAGCCGGTTAAATTCGACTGCAACAAAATTCGCGTGTGCAACGTCAACGCAAAAGCAAACGGTCTGCCGGTTTTCACCGTTCTCTAGCCAGTTCTGGACGATATCGCCGACTAACTTCGCTTCGCTCATAACTCGCGCCAGCTGGGTTTCGTTGTAGTCAGCGCCGTAATCGCTATTGCCGACGGTTTTCACGCCAGTCAGGTCTGGTGTTGATGGGGCGTAAAATTCGTATTTGCTCAGAGCGCCGGTTTCGATCAGCTCTTTCATCGTCACGGGCTTGATCAGACGCTGGTAGTAATTCCCTAGGAATTTAGCGAACGGCGTACCGGACAGGCCGATCACTTTCGTTGCTGTGTTATTCGTCAGATGCTCGATCGTCTGCAGAATTTTTTTGCGTTTAAGATGCGCTTCATCGATAAACAGCAGATCGATGTTTTCAGGGAATTCACGGCGGATCAGCGTATCAGCGGACGCTATCTGGATCAGACGCGTCGGGTCATAGGCCGGGTGGTCACGCCAGACATAGCCGATCTCGTCTGCTGGCAGGCCGTATTCAACAAACCGGGTTGCGGTCTGGTCTAACAGCACGGTGTACGGCGCAACAAACATTACGCGCATGTTTCGGCTGACAAGCCCGTCTGTGATGAATGCCGCCAGCCCAGTTTTTCCGCTGCCCACTGGGCTGTAAATCATGAAACTCGCAGTTGTTTTCCACGTTGCGCGCAGTTCATTGAGTGCCCGGCCCTGCGCTAAATTCGGCGTGATGCTCAGCATGTTTTTTCCCTCAAGCGCCATTACTGTATAAATTTCCACTATCCGGCAATTCACAGATCGATCACTGAAAGATCATCTTTCTTGGTTGTGCCGCCCCTTCCCCCACTCCCTGCCCCGATCTCCCCCCTTTCCCCCCTCTTACCCCTTCCCTCTCCCCCGAATGAAAAAAAACCAGACTGGAAATCATGCTGCTCGCCCCTGTTGCTGACTCATCTGCGCCAGCGGTGGCGGAGCTGTAAACCCCTGGGCGGCGCGGGAGTAGCGTTCGACGTAGAGCCGCAGGCGCTCGTTTGCCGCTTTGCGCCCGGCGTTTTCCTGCCGATACGTGACCGGCTCGGCGTCATGCGCGGCGCGGTAAGCCTCCGCGTATGCATACGCGATTTTTCCGCGCTGCCCTGTCGGCAGTTTTCCAAGCTGTTCCTGAATCCAAGCGGCATCCTCGCGGCAATACACGACTGGCATAACGGGTTTCACGTAGTTGAATGCGTCCATCTGCACCTCCGAAAAATTGCGGTTGTGATAATTAGCGGATGGGCGCCAGCGCTATTCGCGCTTGTAAGGGATGATTTGGGTGTTAGACGGCTGCTCTGATGACGGGCAAAAAACGCTATAGAGCAACATGATGCTTTCTTGGAATTTAGAGATAACTTGATAGCTGTTTTCGTCGATAGCGCGTCGCTCTTCTGCGTCTATCACGCCGTCTTCGGTCGCACGCCGGATTAATTCTGAGTGTTTGCCGATGTATTCGACGGCCTGCATTAGCCGTAAATTGACATCACCGTTTTCGATCTCTTCAATACTGGGCAAGCGCACGTTTACGCTGTTCGATTGCTGGGATACAGCATCGGCAAACAGTGTTGTGCCGCCAGCCTGCTGTAACACCATCAGCCACCCGACCGGGAAAATCTGATTGCTGTCCAGTCGCAGGCGGTTAAACAGTGCGTTTTCAGTCACGCCCAGCCACTGCGCCGCTTCAGCGTAGCCACCCGGCAGACCTGTAATGATTTTTCTGGCTACAGCAATGACCCACTCGGGCTGTTTCTCTGCCTGCCATTCTGGATTCTGTGACACAGTTATCACCTCTCGGCTGTGGTTACACTGAATGGGGGTGTTAATGGATAATTACTGTCGTCAGCCAGCCAGTAGCTCTGGCCAAATTTTCCCCCAGTCGTCTGGGCGCAAGTCGCGGCGACTAACCACTCCATCCGTTGCTGTTTCAATTTCGACGCAGCGCTGAGGAGATATAGGACAGCGGCCAGACGCTAATTGAGACAAATAGGAACTTGAGACACCCAATTGCTCCGCGAGCTTTTTGGCTTCACCGCGCCCCAACGCGCTGATGTACTGTTTTAATTCCATAGCTACCTCTCTTTTTGCATGAGTTTATTAAACACTAAACTAACCGTCAAGTATTTGCTTGTTTAGCTATTGCTAATCATCATGGAGCGATGAACATGACCGATATCAGGCGCGCTCGCCTTAAAGAATGGTTTGCGGATAAGACGCTACCCACGAAAGAAAAAAGCTACCTGTCTCAGTTGATGACGGGTAAAGCTTCGTTTGGTGAAAAAGCAGCAAGAAGATTAGAAGTAACCTATGGGATGCCCCAGAACTTCCTTGATTCAGCTGATTCCGTAGAGAAGAAAAAATCATTAACAGATAACCAGTTACTTGATGCTGAACGTCTTAAGATTATCTTTGATAAGAAAAAACAATCATTAGGTATTACACAACAAGCAATTGCTAATGAACTGAATATCACACAGGGTGCGGTCGGCCATTACCTAAACGGTCGGAATGCTCTAAATGTTCCAGTCGCATCAGCCTTTGCTCGTATCTTGCAGGTTTCAATCTCAGATTTCAGCCCAACACTAGCGCACGAAGCCAATAGTTATTCAGGTGTTGCTGAACCGGATGTCATTTATGCTGCAGAGTACAAACCGGGCAAACGTTATCCGCTTATCAGCAACGTCCAGGCTGGGGCATGGGCTGAAGCTATAGAACCATACACTGTAGATCAGATAGCTGAATGGTATGAGTCTGATGCTCATATCCAAGGTGAAGGGTTCTGGTTGAAAGTCACTGGTGATTCAATGACTGCGCCAGCGGGGTTAAGTATTCCAGAGGGAACTCTTGTATTGGTTGATACCGGACGAGAAGCCATCAGCGGCAGTCTTGTAATTGCAAAGTTGTCAGACTCAAACGAAGCTACGTTTAAAAAGCTAGTCATTGACGGTGGGCAGCGGTACCTGAAAGGGCTAAATCCAAATTGGCCTATCGTCCCTATCAATGGGAACTGTAAGATTATTGGTGTTGCCGTTGAAACAAAGATGAAACTCATCTAACTTTTATCCGTAAGTACAGTATGGCGAATGTTCTTACGACTCTATAACTGTAACTAATCACAGTAGATTTTGATTTGTGTCATTCATATCAGAACTTTTTATTTGCTTTTTACAAAAAAACATGATTCGGGAACTATTGCAACTGATTTTTAGTTGCTATACTCTCCACAAAAGGTTAAAACCTATATGGGAAAAAAGGAAAAACTCCGTAACAGGTTGAATTCTTTACCAAGTGACTTTACTTGGGATGAATTGGTTAGATTGATGGGGATGTATGGGTTTGAAGTGATTAATGGTAACGGCTCTAGACGTAAGTTTTTCAATAAAGACTTGAATAGATTGACATTTTTCCACGAACCGCATCCAAGTAACATAGTTAAAAGATACGTACTTGAGCAGGTAAAAGACCTCTTAAATGAGATAAATAAAGATGGGTAATATGTTTAAATATAATGGTTACTTTGGAAGTGTTGAGTACTCCATTGAAGATATGACTCTGCATGGAAAGATAGAGTGCATAAATGATGTTGTTACATATGAAGCAGATACCCTTCCTGCATTGGAAGCGGCGTTTAAAGAGGCCGTTGATGATTATATTCAAACGTGTAATAGCATGGGCCGGTCTCCCGATAAAGTAATGGGAGGTTCTTTTAATATTAGGATTGGTGAGGATCTACATAAAAAAGCTTATCTTCAAGCCAAACTTGATAAAATCACTTTAAATGAATTTGTAAAAAAATCGATAGAAGAAAAACTACAAAACAAAAAGCAAATTAATTTTTATTTATCCGAAAAAATAGAAAAAGATTTAATAAAAGAAAATAATGAAACACATTTTTCATTAAGAAGCACGCGTTCCATTGATTTTACACGCGAAGATCTAGAAAATATCGAATGGAGAAAGCCAATTGAAAAAAGGATCCGCCACTAATGCTAAAAAATCTTTATTTTCAAGGGTTTGATATAATATCATCTCAATTTACCGACAATAGTACGGAAGATGAGGGATATATGAAAGCACAAATATCAGAAGCTGAATATGGTTCTGATAAGGACGATGATGATGATTGTTGGGTTTCTGCTCATTATAAAGTGATATTTACTGGATATACAGGAAAAAGAAATGATGATGAGTCAAACTCACAAATAGCGTTTGAAATGAAATTAGCTCTTGAGTGTCATTTTAGATACAATAGTGATACTCCCATGACAAAAGACGAACTAGAGAGCAGCTCTTGGTATTTAGATAATTTTGGATATATAGCGATAAAATTAGCTGCTGAACCAATTCTTAAAAACTCAGGGTATAGAGAAATCGATATCCCTTGGAGCGGGAGAAGGAAGTAACCAAGTTATTTTTCACCAACAATACCCCGCCATTGAGCGGGTTTTTTTATGCCTGAATAACCCTTCTATACAAGCCATACATCAAAATCAGCCATCAACCACACCAATAAATAAACTTTAAAATCAATAAAATACTAAATTTTTTCACCAAACCGTTTAGCGTTTACTTGACGAAAGGGTTTACTGGTTATTAAACTCAAATCATCAAGACACCACTACCGTCTCTGATAGCAGTACGGCGAACCGCCAGCTCTTTAACAATCAGGAAATTGGTTCTGCAAATCGGCTGACATTGCGCAGCTCGATCGCTCCCTGCGACACCACGGCCGGTGCTACAGGCGATGGAAAACATGCGCCAGCATAGCGATCAACGCGGAGGGCATAACGTTTGCAGAAGCAATTTTTCAACCAAGAGGAGATAAGCCAATGAAGCAGTAACGCGGATAGACCGCACCAGCTCCTGATTGAGTTCAGGCCACGCGACGACGGCGTTAAAGGTCGGGTTCCCACGGCGACGTAGTGAGGGAAAGGAGGCGTAAAGCATCACTGAGTTACGGGTGGCGTCCGTTTTAACGCGTAAGCAGCCTAAAACGACAGCGGATTTACCCTGCCGATGCTGGGTCAGGTCGGTAGGCATAAGACCACTACAGAGGACACATCTATGAACTCTGGAAATAAAAACGTTTTACGTGTCACCCGTGAGCAGCATCAGCAAGTGGTTGATGGTATGCGGGCGTGCAGTGCTCGCCTTGCTGTTTACGGAATCTCACCGGCATCACGTTGGCGCATAGCGATGAATGTGGGACGCAATATTTACACAGCCATTAGCGCCAGCCCCCATTCAAGTAAATAGCGAGAAAAAATAATGCAAATCACAAAAGAGCAAGTGAAGGCATGGGACGCGTGCCGAGGCGGTTACGCATGGTTTCTGGAAAAGTTTCCGCAAGGCGGTGTATACGCTGCCGTGCATCAGGCATTGATTGATGACAATCGGTTTGATGATGCTCGGTGGCTGGTTGACAAGATGTACGACTCGTATTGGAACGACCCGTCATTTCCGAAAGCGGAAACCGCTGCCACCGACAGGCTGACGGAATCCCTGAACAACATGGAGTTTCCGCCAGCCGATGTTGATTGCGATAGTGATTCCAGCGGTGTCCGGGCACAAATCGGCTCCAGCGGTGTCCGGGCACGAATCGGCTCCAGCGGTGACGGGGCACAAATCGGCTCCAGCGGTGACGGGGCACAAATCGGCTCCAGCGGTGACGGGGCACGAATCGGCTCCAGCGGTGTCCGGGCACGAATCGGCTCCAGCGGTGACGGGGCACGAATCGGCTCCAGCGGTGTCCGGGCACGAATCGGCTCCAGCGGTGACTGGGCACAAATCGGCTCCAGCGGTGACGGGGCACAAATCGGCTCCAGCGGTGACGGGGCACAAATCGGCTCCAGCGGTGACTGGGCACAAATCGGCTCCAGCGGTGACGGGGCACAAATCGGCTCCAGCGGTGACGGGGCACAAATCGGCTCCAGCGGTGACGGGGCACGAATCGGCTCCAGCGGTGTCCGGGCACGAATCGGCTCCAGCGGTGACTGGGCACGAATCGAAGCATCTGGTGCCAATAGCGTTGTGGCCGCAGCAGGAAGCGTTGAATACATCCTGCTGGGTGAAGGTGGTTGCGCTGCTGTTCCGTATAACGACGGCGAGCGAATTCGGTTCGCTACTGCGTATGCCGGCGAGAACGGAATAAAGGCTGGAGTTAAATACACGCTGGACGATTCAGGCTGTTTCGTTGAAGTAACCGAGTAATTTTCGCCACCACCAGGGCATATCACACACAACTTTGAGAACAACAGGGAAAAATGATGGGAACAATGTTTGCACTCGTAGTAGCCATTTGCTCAACAAGTGGCGCGTGTGAAGACGCGGTTACTGGCGTCTATGACAGTGAGGCTGAGTGTGAGAGTGCGGCTTTCGAGGACCGCATTAACGGCGAGTGCTTCCAGATCGATTATGTCGTTAAAAAGACTGACGACAAACAGCAAAGACAATAAGAATTTGTCGGCGGATTGCTGGCACTGGGGAAACGTCTGCTCCACGTTACGGAGCACACAACGGTGAGAGCACTGACGAGCAAGGCATAACGAGAGGTTGGAATCCTTTCACCAGGCATTTTTTATTGCTGGCGACGCGCAGCTAAATGCTCCGTTCGATTCGGAGACCGGCAGTGCTCTCACCGTTGTAGTGCCACTCCACTGCAACAAACCCATGACTATCCCTTTCGCGGCCAGTCGATTCAACCACTTTGGAGGAATGACGATAACGTTCGGCGGCTGGCCGCGCTTTTTACAGAGAGAAGCACCCCATGTTTCTGTGTGTGAAAAGAGGAAAACCCCATGTCTGAAAACAAAACCCCGTTTAGCCAACAGATTGCATATATCAACAAAGGCACTCTGGATGCTGAGCTGACCGAAGCACTGGCCGAGGTCATTAAATCCGTTCGGGAAACCGGCAAAAAAGGCGCGGTCACGCTGACGCTAAATGTCTCGATGCTGAACACGCGGGATGAAAACGCGGTTAAAGTCACCCCAGCTGTGAAAACAAGCAAACCGGAGCTGGATAAAGCCGACACCATTATGTTTTCTACCGCTAATGGTGACCTGCTGCGCGATGACCCTGATCAGGTTCAGATGGACCTGACTGTCATTGATACAACGCCGAAAGCGGCCCCAATCAAACTGCAACAAAACGGTTAATCCACCGGATAACCATTCCACCTATCCGTTTTACCAATCAAAAAGGAAATTACTATGTCACAAGTAGTTGACACCAATTCCGTGCGCGAAATTGCCAACCTGGCAGTTACCGCCGCACAGCCCGCTACGCCAATCCCGGTAACAGTCGTACCGGAACGGCATGAAGTTACGTCGCTGGAAGAATACCAACTTCAGCCGTCGCTGATCCGGCAGCGCGTTAACATGGTCGCCGTAACGTCGCTGATCGCATATGTCAGCCGATTTGCAGATAACCGCTCCGCGATTTTTGCGGACAACACTAAAACCAGCATTGTTGCTGTTCTGGATTACCACCAGTCTCCGACAAGTCCGCAGTGGGCAAACCACCGAGCTGTTTATGATTGCCCATTCTCCAAAGAATGGAAAGAATGGATCGAAGGCGACAAGAAAGCCAAGAATCAGGCTGATTTTGGCGAGTTCATTGAAAACCACATCAGTGACATTGCCCCTGTCAGCGATGATTACGCCGGGCCTGCCGGGGCGCAATTGCTGGAAATGGTTCTTGCGTTCCAGGAAACACGAAAGTCTGAGTTCAAATCGGTGCGTCGTCTCCATGACGGTACGTTTCAGGTTTCGTATTCGGATGAGAAAAACGGTAGCGGTAATACTTTACTGCCAGAAAAAATCAGCCTGGCGATCTCTCCATTCCATAACGGTTCCCCGTATCAGGTTAATGCCCGCATCCGTTACCGCCTGCGCGATGGTCAGTTAGTTTTGTGGTACGAACTGATCGACGCGGAAAAAATCGTTGAACACGCATTCACGCAGATCATCGTTGATTTGCAAAACGCATTGCCGGATGTGCCGGTTTACGAAGGTTCGATTTAATCCCCCGCTTTAATGCTGCCTTATGCGCGCCCTGTGGTGCGCATAGTGAAGCAATTACCCGACAGGAAATTAATATGGCTACGTTAAATCAGCTGTATTCCAGTAAAGAAACTGGCATTACAGTCAAAAAAACACATCTTGTTCCGCTGAAAGACATTTACGCCGAAGACGGGTATAACGTCCGCGAATTGAATCAGGCCCACGTCCAGGAATTTAAAGAGGCATTTATCGCCGGGGAATATATCCCCCCGCTTGCTGTAGAGGTCACCGAACGCGGCGTAAAAGTTATTGACGGCCACCACCGTTATTTCGGGGCGCTGGCAGCTAATGAGGCTGGTTGTGAAATTCTCAGGCTGGAATGCAAGGATTTTGTCGGCACTGAGGCTGATAAAATCGCATTTATGATTACCAGTTCTCAAGGGCTGGCACTCTCCCCGCTTGAGCGCGGCGCATCATATCATCGTCTCGTTAATCAGGGCTGGACTAACGCTCAGATAGCAAAGAAGGTCAAGCGCTCCGAGTCAGATATTATTCAGCACCTGCAGTTACATCAGGAATGCTCGCCGTATCTGAAAAGCCTGGTTAGGACTGGGTCAATAAATTATGCACTGGCTATTGATATAAACCGGGAACACGGCATTTATGCTGATAAAGTCGCGGCTAAATTAATGGAGAAAGCCGAAGCGGCGGGCAAAAAGAAAATAACAAAGTCGCTCGCCAAGCCGCAATTCAGCGCAGTTAAAGCCCGGCGCGTGGTTGAACTGCTGTATGACGCAATTCCAAACGCTGGTGACGATGATGAACAGAACGGCTATATCATAGTGCCACGTAATGTCATCGGCGAACTAATGGGGATTATCGAAGAGTATAAAAAAGAGGCTGATAATAATGGTCAGTCTGAATAATGCCCCGCTTTTTATCGCAGAAAAAGCCGTAATCATTTTATCCCAGTACCGGAAAGGCTGCATTCACCCCCGCCGAACGTTTGGAAAGAAATATCTGACATTCCGTGTAAATAAGCGTTGGCGTTTATTGTCGCGTGATAACGGCCAGAAATGGGAATTACTCACACACAATGATTACAACAACGTAATCGATAAATAGCCTAATTTCTGGAGTAACAATGAGAAAACCAACATCGGGGGCGTTTGCGTCTCTCGCAAGCGATCAGAATAAGCGTCTGCGTGCCGAAAATGATTCGTTGAGACGTGATAAGCAGCGGTTAGAAAAATCACTGGAAATCGCCAATTCGCGCATTACTGAATTAGAGAAATCGCTATCTGATGCAGAGAGCACTGTGATTGATGTCAGTATCAGTGCCGCAGTGGCTGAGCGTGAATTAGCAGAGCGGGTGCCGGTGGTGAAGTTGCCTGCCTTGAATGCCGATCTTATCGAGATACTGGGTCGGCCAAATTTCAACTGTAGTCCTGTAGCACAATGCCTACGCATCGCCGGGGCGGAAATACTGCATAAGTCGGAGCACGAACAGGCCGCGTGTATTCACTGGATGCTCGGGATGTATGTAGAACACGGCGAAAACTGGAAAACTGCTGTGCAAGACGAACTAAGGCTCATCGCTGCCGGTATCCCGGTTGAGGGGGAATAGTGGGATTAACAGTGAAGCAGTTGATTAAAGAACTAAAGAAAATGCCAGCGGACGCGCGCGTAGTTACACGTGATCACGATCAGGGCGCAGGCGAGCACAATATTACCGTGTCGTATGTGTCACTCGCCGATGGTGAATATAACGATGATTTAGTCGAAATAGACGGTAAACCGGCCGTTATTATTTCGTGAGGACTGCATGCTATGAATGATTTATTGAGCAAAGAAAGGCTGATTGAAATCATAGAATATCGTTCACCGTCATTGCGTTGCGAAGAAGCGCCAGCCATGGCCCGCGAACTAATCCAGCGCCGCGAGGCTGAAAACAAGCCCATTCATAACTGGCAAGAAGAGTTTGCCGGGGTGTTTTTTGGTCCAGCCCGAACCGGCAAAACCATTGCCTGCGCTACGAAAATGGTTAGCGCAGCAGTACGCGACGTTATAGCAGAGCGCCAGCGGCAGATTGAGAAAAAGGGATACACGGAAATCCGCGATGATAAATACCTTCCAGGCGTACTGAACCTTGCCGGGGCGGCTTATGCGGTTTCTGTTTCTTTTCTTCCTGATGCAAAGCGCAGAGCACAACGTTTATGGCCGTGGCCTGATGCTGGCAAATATCTGAAATCATCACCAAAAGAACCCCGGCGAGCATTGGTCAAAGCTGCCGCGCTAATCGTTGCTGAAATCGAGCGCATTGACCGCTGCGCTATCCAGCATGATGAAACCGGCAAAGGACGCACACGCCGATTGATCGAGCCTCAAGCCGTTCAGGTCGACATTAATGGATGCTGGACTCACCCTGATTTCCCTGAAACCGACGAGAGTTGGGATGAAAAACGATTCTCGGAGTGGGCTCGCCAGGAATGGCTGGAATCGAAGTTGATATTTGCAGATGTCGGCGAAGGGGACGTCATTCCAACTCACTGGTGGGAACTCAGAAAGCCAAAAGGAGAAGGCTGGTTCGTCGGCTCTATTCATGACACTGACGAAGGTCCGGTATGTGTGTGGCTGCGTAATGCTGCTTATCAGAGCGGAGGGGGTGAAGCGTGAGCGAATCAGCAATGATTATTATCCCGACTGATATCAGCACAAAAGTTTCTGAAATTGAAGCGGCGTATCAGCGTTATCTGACCGAATTTCGCATCCCTGACGATCACAAAATCGTCGTGAATTTCTCGGCCGGAAAAGATAGCACAACGACACTGGCTATTAGTTGAACTACAACAGCCAGAACATCTACGCGAATATTTCAGAGAGCGGCTCACGCATTACCGAACTGTATCACGGCAGTTTCCGGGGCCTGATGCCTATCCAAAAGAAGAAAACTGACCAAACCCGCCCAGTGCGGGTTTATTTTTGCTGGAGATTTTGTGAACCATTTAATGATTGACCTCGAAACCATGGGAACAAACCCACATGCCCCGATTGTCTCAATCGGCGCAGTTCCATTTGAGCCATCGACAGGGGAAATTGGGCCGGAATTTTATAGCCCCATTACTCTCGACAGCTCTATGTCAAATGGCGGCATTCCTGACGCTGGGACCATTATGTTTTGGCTCTATCAATCGGATGCGGCCCGCGCTGCTATTCGTATTGATGCGCAGCCGTTGATTGTTGTTCTTCATGATCTGCGAAAATTTGTGAATAGCAATTGTAATCAAAAAACGTTGCGGGTCTGGGGGAATGGGGCCAGCTTCGATAACGTTATTTTACGCGAAACATGTAAGCGGGAATGTTTCGGGGATATTTGGCCGTGGTTCAATGATCGGGATGTCAGAACAATCGTTGAATTGGGTAGAGTTATTGGGTTTGACCCAAAGCGAGATATGCCGTTCGACGGGGAGAGACATAACGCCCTGGATGATGCACGGCATCAGGCGAAATATGTGTCAGCTATTTGGCAGCGCTTAATTGAGCCTCACAAGTTAAAGGAAGGGGCATTATGAAAAAAGTAATCGACTATTCGATTGCCATTCTGTTTTTTTCCAGCTTGGCCGGGATTGGATTTACTGGTGGGTGTTTCGCTTATTTAGCTACAGCGAAACTGATTGGAAAATTAATCTGGTGAAAAGAGGAAACTATGAACACAATGTTTTTATTAATGGCTGAATTTGAAACCGCCACAATTCCTCTAGCTGATATTTCAGAGCGCTATTTGGGCATGAAGCCAGCTACCGCAGATAAAAAAGCAGGGGCAGGCACGCTACCCATACCCTCCTTTCGCCTGGGAGACTCACAAAAAGCCCCCCGGATGGTTCATGTTAAGGACCTAGCTGATTTTATTGACCAGCGCAGAACAGAAGCGGCAAAAGAATTTCGGCACTGTTCATCATGAACTTCTGTTCTTCAATTCATCAAATCGTTTATGCAGGCTACCCGGATACAATTCTCGGTAGACCTGCCACAGAACGTTAAGCGATCGGTGCCCTGTCACTTGCGCGACTTCTTCAATACTGAATCCAGCTTCAAAGAGCCGACTGGCTCCCTCCCTGCGCAGATCATGATAGCGTAAATCCTCAATTCCCAGCGCGTTGCGGACACGTTGAAAACCGGCAGTTACTGATTTTGACGAGTACGGGAAAATCAGTTCAGATTTCCTCGGTTGACGTTGAACAATGTCCCACGCATCGCCCAGCAGAGGGACCATCATGTGATTGCCGTCTTTCTTTCGCGGGTCTTTTCTGTCACGTACCAGCACTGCTTTTTGCTTCTCGTCAATATCGTCCCATCTGATACGACAAACCTCGCCGATCCTCATGCACGACCAGATTGAGAAATTTAGAATATCCACGAATGGGATAGCTGCAGCACGATGCTCCTGCCTTGCCAGCAATCCTTTTTCCAGCCGCGCCAGCTCGTCATTGACAGGCCGACGACTACGCCGCTGTGACTTTCCGACAAACCCAAGCGACGTCAATATTATTCGAGCCTCAGCTACCGGGTTAGCTGTGTAATCAATGCCAAGAATGGGTTTTGCTGCTGCAAGCACTGACGATAAATAGCTTATGTCATGCCCGACAGTTGATGGACCCGCGCCCGCGCCAGCTCTTAAACGACCATGCTCAACAACATCATTCACAGTCAGATCGGCCAGCGTGATTTCTGCGATGTCACAATCTACGAGCATGTCCAATACGTAGCGTTTTGTGCGGCCAGCTTTCCCCCCCAACGCAGGATCAGTGATATATTTCAGCAACAAATCACGAATGGTGATCCGGCTGGCATCCGAGTCAGACGGAACCCCGCGTTCTTCAATTTCAGCAACCCTACGGGCGCCCCACGCCTTAGCCTGGGCCTGCTTACCAAAAGTTTTGTTCTCCCTGTAAATGTATTTCCCTTTCTCTTTCACCCCCACAGTGCAACGATACCGCACCGTCCCGTCTGCGCGAGGCCTTTTCTCTATGCTATAGTACGCCATGCCATTCATCCTTTTCTTTGTTGGGTCCCCATGCACCTGGGGTGCTCCGAGGGGTTCCGACAAAGAAAAAATAAGACAAAATAGCAATAAATGCACGAAAATATAGAATCTGTAAAACATTCAAAAAACAGTGTGATAGCAGGGGAACCCCACTATCACAGCCTTAACAGATTTTCAGTTGCCCCGATGTTGGACTGGACTGACCGCCATTGCCGCTACTTTCACCGGTTACTGAGCCATAACGCGTTGCTGTACACCGAGATGGTGACCACCGGTGCGATTTTGCACGGCAAGGGCGATTATCTGGCCTATAGCGACGAAGAACATCCGTTGGCGTTGCAGCTCGGCGGCAGCGACCCGACAGCGCTGGCACAGTGCGCGGTACTGGCGGAACAGCGCGGCTATGACGAAATCAACCTCAATGTCGGCTGCCCGTCCGATAGGGTGCAAAATGGCCGTTTCGGTGCCTGCCTGATGGCGGAAGCACAGCTCGTGGCGGACTGCGTTAAAGCAATGCGCGAGCGCGTTAGCATTCCGGTCACGGTGAAAACCCGTATCGGTATCGACGATCAGGACAGCTACGAATTTTTATGCGATTTCATCCGCACCGTGTCCGAACAGGGGGGCTGCGACACCTTTATCGTGCATGCCCGTAAAGCCTGGCTTTCTGGCTTAAGCCCGAAGGAAAACCGCGAAATCCCGCCGCTGGATTACCCACGGGTCTACCAACTTAAACGCGATTTCCCCTCGCTGACGCTGGCGATTAACGGCGGCATCAAAACGCTGGCAGAGGCAAAACAGCACCTGGAACACGTGGATGGCGTGATGGTGGGCCGGGAAGCCTACCAAAACCCCGGTATGCTGGCGCAGGTTGACCGCGATCTGTTTGACGCCACCAGTGCGGTGCCGAATCAGGCGGCTGTGGTGCAGGCGATGTACCCGTATATCGAACGCGAACTTTCTGGCGGTGCGGCACTGGGCCATATCACCCGGCACATGCTCGGTCTGTTTCAGGGCATACCCGGCGCACGCCAGTGGCGGCGTTATCTGAGTGAAAATGCCCATAAACCGGGTGCGGATGCATCGGTAGTGGAACACGCGTTATCACTGGTCAATATCGCCTAAAAAAAACCAACTGTTGGTCTTTTTGACCAACAGTCTATTTCCCTCTTCTTACCACCTCATTATAAATCAATGCGTTACCAGGCATTCATTCTGGCATGCTTCTTGTAATACTTTGCCTGTATACGTCATCACACGCAGAATGCGGCGGTTCCTGCGCACGACGTGATTCAATGGCCAAGGAGCACACCATGTTAGAGATTTTCTTCGTTATGGGTTTTTTTATCATGCTGGTGGTCACCGGCGTGTCACTACTGGGCGTCATGGTGGCGCTGATTGCCGCTGCCATTGTCATGCTGATTGCCGGGCTGTTTACGATGGCGATAAAAGTCCTGCCGTGGCTGCTGCTGGCCATCGTGGTGGTATGGCTGTGGCGTCGATATCAAGGGTCAGATACTGCCAGTACGCCCTATGACCGCTATCGGAAAAAATACGACTCGCGCTATCGCAGAGGCGGCGGTGACTGGTAACGACACACAGAAAGAGACATCAGAATAGACGTTTTGCAGATAAAAACGCAGGGAATACAAAACTGTGCGCCAGCAAATATTTTTTCCCCACCGCAACTGCTAGCATACTGAGTATTGTCTGCGTCTTCCTGATAACGCAGGGAAAAGCCAGCGACACGATTTCATCGTCGTCAGGAAAATAATAGCCGCTCAGTGGCACTTTCGTGACGATCACCGCGCTGTACCCTACATACAGCTGATGAAATTAGCCTTATGGCGTTTACTGTCTGTGCACAAACACCGGCTCTTACCGGGCCGGTGTTTGTCCTGCCTGAATCGCAATCCCCCCTGACACGCTCAAGCGTCTATGCCCTCACACGCCAGGGGAAGTACCGCGACCTGCCACAGCACGCTGATTACGCGCTGTAACCCGGAATCAACAGGCATGAGCCTTGCGTCGTGCGACTTTCCAGCGCACGGTGTGCGGACTGCGCATCTTCCAGCGCGAATTTCTGGCTCTCCGGCACCGTCACATTGATGGCACCACTGGCAATCAGCCCAAACAGCTCACGGCTGGCGAGCTCCAGCTCCTCGCGGTTGGTGATATAGCTAAACAGCGACGGACGGGTGACATACAGCGACCCTTTCTGGTTGAGGATACCGAGATTAACCCCGGTCACCGGGCCGGACGCGTTGCCGAAGCTCACCATTAACCCGCGCCGTTTCAGACAGTTCAGCGAAGCCTCCCAGGTGTCCTTACCGACCGAGTCATACACCACCGACACTTTCTCTTCGTGCGTTAATTCCAGCACCCGCTGGACGATATCTTCCCGGCGATAATTGATGGTGGCCCAGGCCCCAGCCTGTTTTGCCAGTTCCGCCTTCTCGTCAGAGCCGACGGTACCGATTAATTTCGCGCCCAGGGCTTTCGCCCACTGACAGGCGATAAGCCCAACGCCGCCCGCTGCCGCGTGGAATAAAAACACCTCACCCGGTTTCACGTCATAGGTCTGACGCAGCAGGTAATGCACGGTCAATCCTTTCAGGAATGACGCCGCCGCCTGCTCGAAGCTGATGTTATCCGGCAACAGCGCGACTTTGTCCGCCGGGACGTTATGCCGCTCGCTATACGCCCCCAATGCCGACTGGGCATACACCACACGATCGCCCACCTTCAGGTGTGTGACGTTCGCCCCGGCTTTCACCACCACGCCAGCCGCTTCGGTTCCCAATCCCGAGGGGAACGACGGCGGTGAGTACAACCCGGCACGAAAGTAGGTATCAATGAAGTTGATGCCAATGGCGTGGTTTTGCACCTGAACCTCGTTAAGACCCGGCTCGCGCGGTGTGTAATCCACATACTCCAGCACCCCCGGCCCGCCGTGGTCGCTGAACTGAATACGTTTAGCCATGGTGAATCTCCTCGCTCTACTCGTGAGTGCCCGCAGATATCATCGGACGATATGTCATTCTGTATTTAGGATATACAATGCTCCCACACCTTAAGCTAAATCAACCCGTAAAGAACGCGTTTCATGGCAGAAAAAAAACCAACTAAACCGGCAGAATCCCGCGACCGTCAGGTAGAAGGGCTAAAACTTCCGCCCCATTCCATCGAAGCGGAACAGTCGGTGCTAGGGGGGTTGATGCTCGATAACGAGCGTTGGGACAACGTTGCCGAGCGCGTCAGTACCAACGACTTTTTCAACCGCGCCCATCGGCTCATCTTCAACGAGATGCAGCGCCTGCTGGAGATGAGCAAGCCCATTGACCTGATCACCCTGTCAGAGTCACTGGAGCAAAAAGGCGAGCTGGAATCCGCAGGCGGGTTCGCCTACCTGGCGGAAATGGCGAAAAACACCCCCAGCGCGGCGAATATCGGCGCTTATGCCGACATCGTGCGTGAGCGTGCGGTGGTGCGAGAGATGATCGCTGTCGCCAATGAAATCGCCGACGCAGGTTATGATCCGCAAGGCCGCAGCAGTGAAGAACTGCTGGATCTGGCCGAATCACGCGTGTTTCAAATCGCGGAAAACCGCGCCAGCAAAGATGAAGGCCCCAAAAGTATCGACCGCATTCTGGAAGATACCGTGTCGCGCATCGAGCAGCTTTATCAGCGCCCGCACGACGGCGTTACCGGTGTTTCCAGCGGCTATCAGGACCTGGACAAGAAAACCGCCGGGTTGCAGAAATCAGACCTGATTATCGTGGCAGCACGTCCTTCCATGGGGAAAACCACTTTCGCCATGAACCTGTGCGAAAACGCCGCCATGACACAGGAAAAGCCGGTGCTGATCTTCAGTCTGGAGATGCCCGGCGAACAAATCATGATGCGTATGCTGGCCTCGCTGTCACGCGTCGACCAAACCCGCATTCGTACCGGTCAGCTCGACGACGAGGACTGGGCGCGCATTTCCAGCACCATGGGGTTGCTGCTGGAAAAACGCAACATGTACATCGATGATTCATCCGGCCTGACCCCTACCGAAGTACGCTCCCGCGCCCGCCGGGTATTCCGCGAGCACGACGGCCTGAGCCTTATCATGATCGACTACCTGCAATTGATGCGGGTTCCTTCCTTGTCGGACAACCGAACGCTGGAGATTGCCGAAATTTCCCGTTCACTCAAAGCGTTGGCAAAAGAATTGCAAGTACCGGTCATCGCGCTGTCGCAGCTCAACCGTAGTCTGGAGCAGCGGGCAGATAAACGCCCGGTTAACTCCGACTTGCGTGAATCCGGCTCTATCGAGCAGGACGCTGACCTGATCATGTTTATCTATCGTGACGAGGTCTATCACGAAAACAGCGATTTGAAAGGCATCGCGGAAATTATTATAGGTAAGCAGCGTAACGGGCCGATCGGCACCGTTCGCCTGACCTTTAACGGGCAGTGGTCACGTTTCGACAATTACGCCGGACCACAATACGATGATGAATAA